CACGTATTATTGCGGCATCAGCAGCAGGTATTATTGCGGCATCAGCACCAGGAGGTTTTATAGGGTCAAGTTTATTAGCATCATCCTCTTTATTATAAGTTGGGCTTAAATGTATAATAACAGGTAAATGATCAGATGTTGGTATAGTTAAAGTTGGAGCATAAATTTTTTGTACTGTTAAACTAGAATTAACTAGTATATAATCTCCAATAGAGGTATATTTATTTGTAGAAGGCTTTTTAAAATTTAAACTGCAACATGTGGGCGGGGGCTCGTTATCTAATTTTACTTCTATATCTAACAAATTTTGTCCATTTGTATTATAGTACTGTAATGGTTTTAATAATCTCCAAAACATATGTTCGCCTCTATCATTAAAATCACCAGCCACAATAATGTTATATTTTTGTTCTGACCATGTCATAATAATAGGAGTAGTTTGTTTATCTATAGCTCTTTGATATTCAAAATAAGCTTGACTATTATTTCTATTTTTTTTGGTTGGACGTTCAGAAAATGTTTCTGAAATATTTCCATCATCTTTATTCAACATAAAAAAAGTATCCATATTTTTAGACAATCCGCTTTCGACCTCAAATCTATTAATTTCGTGAGGAAGATGTAAATTTATGAATATGTAATGCTCTTTGTTTTTAATATGTTCCAAATATAATACATGGTAAGGACGATTATTATAAGTATCTGCCTTTATATCAATAATTTTACTAATAAAATCTGTTTTAAATGCTATAAGCCTATATTTCTTTTTATTATAAAATGTAACTAAATTAGTGTTACCAAACTTATAATGTACATAACCCATGCCTTTTAATTTAGTAGATTTTTCATGTATTTTATTCCATTGACTTGCTTCTTGTAGAGCAACAAAATCATATTCATCGGCAAGCTCATCTATAGTAGTTTTAACATTTGTTGCGCATATATTTAGACCATCTTCAACCTTTGTTGCACAATGTTTTCCAAAATCACTCTGTAGTGTAGGTTTTTTCCCTTTTTGTATCGGATCATCCTCGTTAATTCCATCCATAGCCATCCAGAATATATTCCAAGATAATACTATTATGGTTTCTTCTTCGCCTTCTCCTCCTCCTTCCAGTGTTTTTTGCATTTTTTTATTTTTATTTTTATTTTTATTTTTAAAGGTTACATTTTTCTTATAATTATTTTTATTACTTATTTTAGTCATTTAATTTATATATAAATTACATTTTAAATTACAAAAAGTTTACATATTAGTATTTATTATGCTATAAATACTAATATTAACTCAGTTAAGCTTGCTAAAAAGAGAGATTAGGTTATGTTGTGTTATATAATATTATTTTATATAATATTATAAAAAGGATTTAAACATTATAGTAATTGTAAATAATATACACACTAATTTTTTGTAGTTATTATGTATAATCTTTTATTATTAGTGTTATCTTATAGATTGCCTCCATTAAATAATGTTTATAAAGGATCATTATATATTCCATTTATAGGTAATCAAAATATAGAATTTGAGAGATTACAAGCAAATACTTCACAAGTTAGGTTACATGGACTAATAAATTGTAATGGTTTTATTTATAATACTATTATGAATGATACTATTAATGATACTATGAATGATGATCGTGATGATCATGATGATGAAACACCTATGAGCTATGAGTTAGATAGTTTGCTTAAAAGTATTATTCGCAAGTATACATGTACAATAGAGGCGCCATATTATAATGCATGTAATGATACTATTTTATTTGTGTTAAACATAAAATTACTTGGATTATTAAAAACTATTAAATTGTATAATAGTTTAAGCTAAATGTTTAAGCTAAATGTTTAAGCTAAAAGAAAAAAAGCATTATAGAGTTATAGAGTTATAATAACTATGGACTATTATGTGTGCAATTATTGGGGCAACGTACCATAATTCGCCAAAAATGCTATTTAATTTGCTATCTAAATTTGCATGTAAAAAAGGAATGGCAATTAAGCTTGTTCCTAGTCCAATTATAAATTGTTTGTAGACTCTCAATTTCCTTTTATAAATATTAAAATAATGCATAGGAGTGTGAACAAACGTTAAATAACATTTACTTAGTAAAGGACATTTTAGCCATGCATAGTGGAATAATGAGCTGCATGAATATTTATAAAGCTTGTTTTGTATATTAAAGTCGTCGGCAATATGATAAATAGAAAATCCGATTAGTAGGATTACTCGCTGAATGTAGGAACAATAATATATGCATAGTCCGCTTATAAAATTGCTTGCTAAGGTTGCATATGGGCTAACAATTAGGCTGGTTGATCCATGGCCAAATGTCGGAATTAATAGCGGATATTTTATTAACATTACATATATTATAATAATTATTATATTATATATAATTATATTTACGTTATTAATGTTATATTTACGTTATTAATGTTATTGTTAATTATATATAAAAAAAACAACTTAAAGACAACCCCCTAAACTATAGTTTACACAACATGTCGGCATGCTCCCCCAGAAATCGTTGCACAAGTTCATCAGGCAATTCTCTAAAATCTACCAATTTTTTATTTAGCTCATATTTTTCATAAGCATTTTCCTTTTTAAGCGCTTCTAAAAATAATTCGTTATTTTCATAATACTTTTCACATGTCTTGGGGCCGCATTTCTTGAAAATTGGATTAATATTATCCGACTTATCTCCTAGCACTATTTTATAAAACAGATTTTTTTGTGGATCGCTAAACACTTTTGTGCCTTCTTTCAAAAACTTGTTTTGAAAATTTACTATTTCGGTATGCTCATCTAAAAGCTGCAAATAATCATGATCATTTGCTATAATATATATTTGCGCGTCTGGATACTTATTGCGAATGTAATTTTTTGTAAGTGCAATAATATCATCCGCTTCCAAATTAGGAAACTGTACTACGCTATTTACGCCTGCTTCATATAAAAGTTTATTAGCGTCTTGATAAACATGCTTGAAAAATGGAGCGCCGCCAAACTCTTCGCCTTTGTCTCTTGTGCCTTTGTAATCCGAATATAATGTATTTCTCCAAATAGATGAACGAGGACAATCACGTGCTGCAATTATTGTAGTGGGCTTTTTATGTATTTTTTGCTTCTTTTTAAAGCCATCTAGAGCAGAGCTAAACGTTTTTATAAACTTTTCCACAAACTCTTCGTTTTCATACGGATTAGTTAAGGGTGTTTCTGGATTTGTGTGACCCCACCACTGTACAATGGCAAAATATCTATAAAAGATCCAATAACTCGTATCCACTAATATAAATATGTTTGGCATTTGCTTAACGTCTTTAATCATAATATATATAATTATAATACACTTTTTATATTCTTAATTTTATGTTATCAATTTTTTTTATATTATAAGTATTTTATAAATTATTTAAAGTTATAATTATAAGTTTTATAGATGATTATATGGCCACAAACATAGCATTTAAAAATAACATACTTATAGTGTGTAACATTATTAATGTTATATATCATGTGCCTCAAATTATAAAAACTTATCGCACAAAATCGGTAAAAGATTTTGATCCTTATTATTTATTCTTAGGTAATCTTCATAGTTTATGCTGGGTAATGTATAGTATTTCGGATAATAATTATTTAATGTTGTTTAATAGTTGCATTACTGTGTTTTCTATTTCTTTTGTTAGCTATTATAAAATTACTTCTTATATTAGTGACTATTATAACAAAAAGAATTTAAGTAAACTTGATATTAATATTGAAAATAGTGATACTAATAACAATAAAATTATTATTGTTAATAATGGCGAATAATTTATTTTTAATAAACTTATAAACTTATAAACATTCACACATTCAGTTCAGTTCAGTTCACACCTCCAGCTCACATCTTCAAACATATTTATTGTGCAAAATTTATTGTCAAGATTGTTTATTAACAAATGAGGTTGAGATAACCAAGAAATTTGTCAACTCTATTGAAGCTGTTAAAGCTCCTTCACTAAATCAAAATGGACAATCTTTTAAAGAAATTACTGCAGTAACTCAAAGTCACTTCACAATTCTACTCTTCATATCTACAATCAGCTAAAAACATTCACACCTTCAGTTCAGTTCAATTCACACCTCCAGTTCAAATCCTCAAACACTTCCTAATTAAATTCCTTATCAGGAAAATGGCTTGATGTCTTTTCAATTAAGCCACCATCTTCTACAATTTTAATAACTTTAAAAAACTAGTCAGTTGATAGTGATTGTTCTCTCTTACTACACATTCCAATTTTACCTCAAAAATGTCTTTTAAATTGATATTTTTATTGATCTATTTATTGTGCAAAATCTATTGTCAAAATTGTTTATTGCCTGAAGATGCCTTTTTCATAAGGTGAAATATATTGCAAGAAAATAAACATTTTAACATCTAAGCTGTGTTGGTTGCTGTCTCTTTCCAATTTTTCATAACCTAACTTAACCTATACAAAAAGAGAGTAAAATGACTTAAAAACCTAACCTAACCTAACCTAACCTAACCTAACCTTACCTAACCTAACCTAACCTAACCTTTCCTAACCTAACCTAACCTAACCTAACC